TTTTTTTTCTCCTGTTGCGGAATCAGCAACATATAAGTTCGTCCTTAAAGAGTATAGTTATCAAAGTCTAGCGCAGTGCTTCCGAAAGCTATTTCAGGATCCATAACATTAGAAAGCTCACGATAAACGTGACGAGAGTGTAATTCACTAAGGGTAGGAAACCCCGCAAAGTCTTTCTCAGACAAATTCAGTTTCTTATACATTTTAGTTACAAGAGTATCGTCCCGAAATTCTTCACGAACTAATTTCGGGATCGTCGATTCTTTAACTCCAGATTCTAGTAGAGCCATATTGTACAATACTGATAATTCACTATATGCAGTTAAATTAGTGCCCATACTATCCCATGCATGGCCGATAATAGAGACTAATATACGAGTCCAACCTGCAAATCCCGTATCAGAGTAAGGTATTCGCATAAAATGCCCTGAAGCCGGTTTCCAAGGAACTATGCTGCTGCATTTAGCTGGCATGAAAGCTGGACGATCTACAACATATCGTTTTAGGTACAACAATCCTGTATCAATAAGTTTATCATCTTGTATAGTGGATTTAATAGAAAGCCCAACCCGTCGATCACGAATTTCCATGTCCCAATATTGCTCAACGTACCAAGCAAAAGAATGCTCATTAAGGATACTTATTAAATCCGGTCCTGAATTCATAACATGATCGTCACCATTAATCTTAACACGAAATTGGCTATAAAAATATTTATCTATTCTTTTCATATTTTCTTTAGATTGTAGGCGCATCGTTTCCACCCACATAGCTATCAGTAATGCCACTATCCAAGAGTTCGCATCGGACGTCTCAAGTACTCCAGAAGGGTTGACTCCTTTAACGACAACCCAAGTATTTCCGTTGATGCGCGTAACTTTAACAACTTTAATTTTACTCATCACGCGCAGTGCTACACGATACATGCGAACATCTTCTGGTTTCATTCCCTTAAGATCCAGAAACATAGTACCAGCATTCGTATGTAAGCCCAAAAGAACTGCTTTAATTGTTTTATCTATCTTAGAAAAGTCCCCGTCACCGGCAAGTCCTCCAGGAACATACATCTGTTCATAAAATCGCTGTCCACCGCCCCACCACCAGGACATTCCTATAGTAATAACCGGACCCCGATGTATTAAGTGTTTAAACAAAAAAAGGGCTCTTTCGGCTCCGATTACCATAGAGTGGGGGATGTAAAATTCACGACATTTTTGGTGTATTTTAGAAATGGATCCAGGTTCTCCTGAGGCATAATGCATTTCGTGCTTCTTAGCTATTTTATAATTAGGATGATGAAAATAGGGTTTTTCAGTTAAACACGAATCAAAGAACTCTTGCAACTTATTAGCACAATAAGTTGCATTAATAGTTTTCTGTCCGATAGCCGTATGCACTACCGAACCTCCTTTGAAACGTATACGTCCTCTGCGATCTGCCCGCTCACCTCCTGATGTCATTTTTTCATCACGTAACAACGCAGGATTAAGCTTCCAACGATATTTACCTAAGTGCTTACGCACTCCCAATATATCTACTAATCGATCCATAGCTGCTGGTAGTAAGTACATATGCTTCTTGCATCTATCATTCATCTTATGAGTAGGTTGATTAAAAGCTTTGAGCATACCGGGAATTTTTAAATGCACATTTTGCATAGAATAAGCCACCATTGGTCCATGCTCGGTCTGATAAAACGCCCGATGTGCATGGGACGCTTTTTCATAAGCCAATTGCACGAGAGATGGTACCTCTCCCGACGGCTTACGATGTTCCGACCAATTAAGTGTAAAATTAATTTTCCCCTGCTTAACTATATCAGTATAAATATAAGTTGTGGGATACTCTCGTTTATACTCCGCTTTACCGGAATACATACTCAAAACTGGATTCTTGTCCAAATACTGCTGGAACCTCCACCGATCTAACTGGTGGTATATAGTTATTATTCCAGGTAAAGGACATTTCCACGGATCATTTTTTAATCCCACATCACGTCTAAAAGGTGGTGAAATGAGTGTTTGATTTTGTCCAATAGCGAGACGTATCAATGCGGACACTAATGGAACTGTAAGATCTACAGCAGTGTCACGCTTAACAATGCGATCCTCCATAGTCTGCATGCCTGGAGACCATTTGTACATTCCCGCTATATTAAACAACATTATACACAACATTTGATCCCGGGAGTACACTATACCTCCCGGCCCAAATCTACTTACTTCATACGTATGTTCACCTTCTTCTAGACGAGGTGATGTCAGGGTATATTCTAGCGCCGCACTTGCTTCCCATGTAGTTTTCCTTTTCTGCTTATCAACATATTTCATCGTTAATCGCTTAGCAATACAAGAACGGTAACAAAAATAATTCAAAATAGACATTCTCGTGTACACAAATCGTAATTGTTTATACAATGCTACACAAGTATCACAAAAACTATCTGTAGATGGGACGAAAGCCAGGGCAGATTGTCGCTCACTCTGTTCACG